GATGGAGGAAGGGTAAACAATATTGGGTCAACTGGCATTATTATCTCCATGACCAAGCGGGAGCAACTATCTTAGGAACAACCCCATAATACTCAGGTACAAAATTACCTGTCTGATGGGCAGATAAATATTTCCTGATAGCCTCAAAGACTTGGTTTTCCGCACGATCAAGATCACTCGAATCAAACTGGCAAACCATACATGAAGGATACTCCCCCTTGTCTACGATGATATGGTAAACATCGTTGATAGGAATCTGCATCGATCTCAGGCAAAAGCGGTACAAAGCCATTTGACGAAGGTATCCATTGAATACACACTCTTTAGCCCAATCCATAGGATCGTAAGAACCAACGGTCTTTAGATCGACTAAGAAATTTTTTTCTGAACAATACATATCAGGGATGAATTTGATTTGCAATGGTTGCCCATCAAATTCAATAGTGGTCAGGATTTCGCTTTCACGAATAACTGTTGGAGAATTAAAATACTGTGACGAAGTATTCTCGTTAATCGCAGCAATCATTTTAGTTGCCTGTTCGACATCATCATGGGTAATGATTTCAATACCATCAGTTAAGGATGATTTGAAATTATCCCATGTTTCTTTTCCAGCTTTAGTCCTTTTGTCGCAAACTGGGGCAACCGAAAATCGACTCTCGACTGTAGCTGGTTCAAGCAACATAGCATGAACTAAGGAACCAAGGATCATAGCTGGAGAAGGGTCACGAACAACAACCTTGTCTATATAAGTCTTCTTATAAAGAACTGGGCTTTTGCGAAACAATTCCAAGCGGGAATGAGACACATATTCGATATTAAACATTAGACTGCCTTTTCTTTAAAAAATTTTTCTAAAATATCCAGAACCTGACCATTCATAGTTCTGTTCTGACTGAGTGCCAGGAAATTTAACTGTTCTTTTAAATCCGAATTAGGTCGAAAAACTACCGTGAGTTTCTGCCTATCCTTTTTAGACCCGTGTTTTTTTGGCATCTTCCTTTTCCTTTAATAATGATGCCTGGTAAGAGTTCCATTCGGCATCGTATTTCCAAGGTTTCTCAAAGTAATAGATCAAGTTACCAACACCACCAGCACCATCCCATTGACCTTCATCCTTTAGCCAACGAGCCAAAGCGAGAAGATTATCGTGGATTGCATACCACATACAGCACCCCTTTCAAAAGGTAAAAGTAACAACATAATAAATATACCATATATGTTTAAGATTACCATAGAATCTTTTATTTTCTTTTATTTTCTTTTTTTTTCTGTTTTGAGTTTGACTTTCAAATTAATCAATCGTAGGATAGACGATGTGGTGGGAGTGGATTTGAGTTTGAGGTGGCACGATGCCGAAGAAGAAAAAAACAAGTTTGCCTTCTTATGACGAAGCTGCTAGCTTTTGTCCACATCCCCCTGGAAGCACAGAAAAAATCATTATCTTGGAAGCTAGATTAGCTTATGGGATAGAGCTTTACCACCCTGGGGATAACCATATACCGATTGTTCCGAAGGACAAAAGGGTTAACCCCAAGGCAACCGAATCTCATCTGGATGCGGAGATACATCTAGATGATGATGATTTCTAGCGGTGGTCATATGGGTTGGCTTGTTGCTGGCCTTAAAAAGACACTAGATTTTACCGAGTCTAGCACACGCACCGCTAGTTTTTTTTACTTTTTACGAAAGGGGAATGTCATGGAAGATGAAATTACCATGATTGATCAAGAGTTGAAGCAGATAGTTGTTCCGAGTTTTAGTCCACCCTGCAACCTGTCAGAAGACATTGCACCTATGGAACTGTTAACCATTACTAGCGAAATCGATGCTGATGATCGCTTAATGAAAAGCCTTGTGTTTATTGGAATTGTTGGTCATCCATTAGGCCAAAATAAAATGATGAATATTATCTCTGTAGATGATATTTCTTGCGGAAGGGTTTCTTATAACGAAGTGATTGTGAGGGTTCGGATGGAAATGGGAGACATCAAAACTGTTTTATCCATTGAACTGTCTAAAGAGCAACTTCAAGAAATCTTGAAGATTGGGCTTCGCACTCAGTTTGGGCCAAGTGTTGAGTCGGTAAAAATGGGGTCGATGTACCATAGTTTAAAGAAGTACGAGATTGAAGTCACTTTTAAAGGAAGGGGTTAACATGAAGATTGGGAAGCCAGTTAGTTTTGGTCAGCTTAACAAACCGAAAGCAGTTGTTTTCGGGGCTGAAGGTTCGGGTAAATCTACAATGGGCAGTAAGCTTTCTAAGGCTTTGTTCATTGATGTTGAAGGCGGGATCTCAGGCATAGACATCGATTGTGTGGCAATAAAAACATGGTCAGAATTTGTGGCAATGTGGCTACGATTAAAGAAATCGTAACATCTACAGAGTTTGCCTATGAAAACATTGTTATTGATTCTCTAACTGCGTTGGAAAGATTGCTTCATCAGCACATCTGCCAAACATCTGGAGCATCCTCAATCGTGCTAGCTTGTGGCGGGTACGGTAAAGGTCTGGTGGAAGCAGTTACGCAAATGTCTCTGCTTATCAACAGTCTTAATGCCAAAAAAGATTTGGGTGTTTACTTCTTGTGTCATAGTACCGTTAAATCGGTGAATGATCCAACAAGAGGTGAATACGCTAGCTTTAATGTTCGGGCTGATAAAGCCATGTCTGAGTGGGTTACTTCTTGGGCTGATCTAATTGGTTTTGTTGAAATCGACCTTATGGTTGGTGATGACGGAAAGCCGATTATTAAGAAGGATGGTAATGAAGTTCGCAGAACCATTACTGTTACACCAAGAGGCGGGCTAACTGCGAAATCAAGGATTCCAGGCGTAACTGGAACCATGACGGTTGATAGTTTTGTGTCTAAGATTAATGAGATTTTTTCTAAGAAAGGGAAGTAGTTATGAGCGATGACTTTGAAATTTTTGGGGTTTTGAAATTTTTGGGGTTGATGAAGCGAAGGAACTTCAGAAATCCGATATCCTCCCTGCGGGGGAATATCCAGTAACAATCACTAGGGCTGAAGTCCGCACCAAAGATGACAAAAAATGGTTGTCTCTTGGTTGTCAGATCGATGCCCCGCACGATATGCAGGGGAGGTTTAAAACCTTTACCTTGTATATCAAGGATGGGCATCCTAACCCACAGGTTTGCAATATTCATGCAAAATTAAGGCAGAGTCTTGATGCTGCCCTTAGTCTAGACCGAATGACTTTGACTAATATCATTGGTCAGTCCTGTGTTGTCAAAATCAAGAACAGCGAAAAGAACGGTGCTACCTATGAGAATGTGGAAAGATTCTTGAAGGCTGTTTAGTATTTGCTCATGTTGCATCTGGAAGCTGCCGATAAGAAAGGTAAGGAGGTGCAACATGAGTAAACTTTTATTGCTTAGTTTGTGTTTCTTGGTTGGATGCCAAGGAACTAGGAATTCAGTTGATGCCTGACAGTCCGGTAATCGAAAAGGTTGATGTAAGTTTTAAATTGAAAAAGGAGTGGTAGACATGGAAGTTATTGCCAATATTTTTGAGTTAAGGGCAGCAGTTACGAATGCTTTTGGTGAAAAAAGTTTTATCGAAACACTAGAACGCAGGGGAATGTATCGCTCACGAATTGCTTCGGTTGTAGATACCGATTGGTCTACTGAAGAAGGTCAACTAATTGCACATCATTGGACAGTCGATCCAGAACCTATTGTCGAGAGATTTTATTTCCCGCCTACTTGGTCAAACAAAGAATCTTGGAAGAACACCTTTGAGTCTGATTATCCTGATTGCCTAGAGGATGCATTAGATATCGCTCTGTGGACTCCAAGAACTCCATCCAGGCTAATCATTGAAGACGATAACGGTATCAGGGTTCTTAAGTCGATTGAGACAGACCCTGTTCAGCGGGTGGAAGAAAGAAAAATAAAACCTGTTAGCTTTCCGATTAAAAGGAAGAAGCCTGTTAACAATCAACCAACTTTATTCGGAGCTTAAAATGAGTGATGAACCTTTATTCGATCCCGAAGAAACAAAACCAATTCCCGCTGGAACTTACTCTGCTCGCATCATGCGAGCGGAGATTAAGACATCCAGAGCGGGAAATAAGTACCTTGCTTGCGATATGCAGATACTGCAAGGATCACAGCAGGGCAGAGCATTAGATGCAAACTTTCATATATTTTCGACTGATACAAAATTTAGAGCAGACTCCAGGAGGAAGCTAGCTCGATTGGCTTCCTCATGCGGGATAGTTACCGTAATGAAGCCAGAAGAACTTGTAGACAAACCTTTCTTAGTCGAAATAGGCGAAACCACCGATAACTATGGTGCAACGAATTTGATTCTTGGATACTCCAAATTAGGGAGAAGTTAATGAATGCAATTAAAGAAAGAATTACATCGATAAGTGGAATCCCTTTAGAACATATACAATCGATATTAAAAATAGATCCAAGTAGCCCATCGGGGTTAATGTGGATTCCGAGAGAATTACATTTTAATCAAAAAGATAAATGCGGAAGTGTTCGCATTGGGAAAAAGGATGGATACAGAAGGTTTACTGTAACCATTACATATGATAAAAAACAATATACTGTAACTTGCAGCAAAATAATATTTCTTTTAGCTAACGGATTCCTTACTGAAGGGAAATATATTGATCATATAGACTGTAACTCATTAAATAATAAAATTGAAAACTTAAGAGAGGTTACTGCTTGTCAAAATGGACACAACAGCAAAATTTCAAAAATTAACACATCAGGAAACAAAGGAATTACTTGGAATAAAAAAAACAAGAAATGGCTAGTGCAAATGGTTGCAAATGGTAAATTTCATTATTTTGGACTTTATGAAAATAAAGAAGATGCAATTAAGGTTTCTATAGAAGCAAGAAAAAAACTTCATGGTGAATTTGGGAGAGATAAATAATGTTAAGAAAATACCAAAAAGATGCGGTGGATTCATTATTTGAATTTCAGCATGATCGCCCTGGGCATTCATCTGTAATAGTAATTCCAACTGGTGGCGGGAAAACTAGAGTTATGGCTGAAATAATCAGACGATCATTTGAAGCCAACCCGAATTGCAGGGGAATGATTCTCAGCCATGTAAAAGAGTTGCTTGAGCAATCTTCCCAAACTTGTACGCATTACGCTACCACAACAGGACTTCCTGTTGAATCAATTGGGGTTTACTCCGCTGCTATGAAACGCAGAGAAGTAAAGCCATTGACAATTGCTGGTATTCAAAGTGTATACAAGAAGGGTGCGGATTTTGGCCACTTAGATTTCATTATGATTGATGAATGCCATCTAATCAGCCAGAACAAAGAAACCATGTATCGAAAGTTTCTGTCTCAGGCAAAGATTTCTAACTCAAGGGTAAAGGTGGTTGGCTTAACCGCAACCCCTTACAGACTTCAGAGCGGAATCATCTTTGGACATAAGGAAAAGACTTTTGACAATTGCTGCTACGCAATCGGGGTCAGGGATTTGATTGATGAAGGTTTTCTTTCTCCGCTAGTAACAATGGGTACAAGTGATTCACCTGACCTAAAAAATGTCCGAATCAGAGCGGGTGAATACTTTTCAAAGGATCTTGATGCAATTCTTGAAAACGCTGATCTTGTTCAATCCAGCGTTAAAGAAGCAATCGCAAAAACATCTGAAAGGAAATCTGTATTAGTGTTTGCTTCATCGATTAAACACGCTGAAATGATTCTTAATGAATTAAAGAAGCAGGGGCAAAGTTGCAGTTTGATCACAGGCGAAACACATCCGTATATCAGGGAATTTACGATTGCAAAATTTCGTTCAAAATTCAAGGAAGACAGAATCAAATGGCTTGTGAATGTAGCAGTTTTAACCACAGGGTTTGATGCCCCTGGGATTGATTGCGTTGTGGTGATGAGGCCAACCATGTCAAAGGGGTTGTGGTATCAAATGGTTGGCAGGGGTTTCAGACTTGCTCCAGATAAAGAGAACTGCTTGATACTTGATTTTGGTGACAATGCTCTTAGGCATGGTTGCATCGATCAGATTGTTGTTGATGCCCAAGGCATAGAACTTCCAGCAGCTAAAGTAAAGCGTTGCCCTTCATGTAATCTCATACACAGGATTGGCAATATCATTTGCCCTTCATGCGGTTATTTCAAACCAAAAGAAGAAGAATCTTTATTCCCTGAGAAACTTTCTGCAAGCCAAACCAATGGAGAAATTCTTGCGGGAAGACAACCAAAGCAGTATGAAATTGTTGCTACTGGATACACAATTTATCGCAAAACCCCAGCATCTGACCCTTGCATACTCGAAACACACGAAACGCTAGAAGGTAAGCTGATCAGATGCTACCACTCATTAAAGCATGGATTGGAATTCATAGTTTGGAAATGGCTTAAATCTGTTGGTGCAAAAGGTTTACCAGATAAGCATTGGAATATGAATAAAGAAGGCTTGCAATCTCAAGAGTGGTTAGATACTATTCCGAAACCAATTGCTATAAAAGCACACATAAATGAAAAGGGGTACTATTCCATCGATAGTTATTCCTTTCAGAGCGACCGAGTAATAAGCGGGGGAGTGGCGAAAGGGTGAAACCACTCCCCCTGATGCTGGGAGGAAGCAGCCCAGCAACATTATCTTAACTAATTTAACCACAAAATCAAAGGAATAGGTGTGCCTTGGAAGAAATTAAAAAACAGGCTTTGCGAGTGCGTGGACATGGATTATCTGTGTTCTCTACTAAGGTGGATAAAACCCCAGTAATTAAGAGGGTTAACAGAATAGTGGAGCTTAGAGCTAACCCGCTATCAGACCTCGAAATTGAGATAGATTTTAGCCACGCAAATGTAGCAGGGATAGCAATCAACTGTGGCCCAGTTGTGGGCAAAAATAAAGACTTGGAATGCCTTGATATTGACTGCCCAAAAGTGGCATTAGACTTCCTTCCTGATCTTGAAGCATCGAGCAAAGAGCTACACGATAAACTTTGTGGATGCGTTGAAACAACCCCATCTGAAGGGTTACACCTTTTCTACTATCTTCCATTAGGTAAGTCAAAATGCCGTGAATTAGCAACAATGTCTACGGACAATGGAAAGAAATGGCTCGCTGAATCGAAAGCCAAAGGGTCAATTAAGAAGGTTGCACCACCCTTGATTGAAACGAGGGGGGCGGGTGGATATGTGGTTGGATTCTATTCTCAGGCAGTCTCAAAAATTGATGGATTAGTTAAGCCATATAAAATGCTGCATGGTGATGTCGCAACCATTCCAACGCTTACTGCGGAAGAACATGATTTTTTGATGTCATTTGCTCAATCTTATGATCAGAAGGGATCGAAAAGATTTACTGAATTAAATAAGGAACCATATCAACATAAAGACATAGGTAAGAAAAATGCTCTTGAAGACTGGAGAGCGGAAACTTCATGGCCCGAAGTTCTTCCAGATTCTTATCGAGTGGTTGAAGTCAGGCATGATTACTTTTTAATCTGGCATCCCGATTCATCAGGCAGAGAACCAAATGCGATTGCAGGGTGCAAGAATGGAGGGATGGATCGCTATTGGAACTTCAGCCCATTGGATTGGCGATTAAGTGCGAACATACCGCTCACCAAGGATTATGTGTACTGCATGAGTCGAGGTTGGCAAATAGGAAGCAGGGAGTGGAAAACATTTTACGCACAGGTTTTTGGAAAGTATTCAATAGATAAACCTGATGAAGAACCAATAAATGAATCACGATGGGATTTTCTTGAAACCACAAAGCCAGGCAAGGTTAAACAGGTACGAGCAGTAGACATCGTTCCTGATGATGCTATTTCTTTTCCAGGCTGGATCGACACATACATTGACTACTGCATGAGAAACGCACTATATCCTGAGAAAAGAATTGCTGCTGCATCTGCACTAGGTATGTTTTCCGCTTTAGTGGGAAGATGCATCATGGGGCCAAATGAACTCAAGCTTAACCTTTATATTGTAGTGCTTGGTTTGACAGCTTCGGGCAAAGATTTCCCACGAAAATTGAACGCTCGAATCTGTATGGAAATTGATAACGCTAGCTTGCTAATGACCAAGGTAGGATCTAGGGAAGGTCTTGAAGAAAAAGTGATTCAAGGCCCGAAGTTCCTTATGGCAGATGAGGGGGCATTTGATCTTGAAAAAGCAAAATCAGGTGACACAAGGTTTAACGATGTGATGGGAACGATGTTAGAATTGTTTACATCGAACTACATTAAAAGGCGAGCGAAAGCGGGTGATGCTGATTCAGAAAACTTTATTCGATACCCATTTCTTTCCATTATGACTTCGTCAACTCCAGAAGAATATTTCAAAGCACTATCACCTAAGATGCTTCGGTCAGGTTTTTACAATCGTTTGCTGATTCTTCAATCCGCAATCAGAGGTAGGATGAATCTTCGGGGTATGTCTGTATCAGAACCCATTCCAGAATACTTGGTTGAGGTTGCTGCACGATTGATTGCTATGAACGAGAATCTTGTACCTGGAGTGATCAAGGAATTTATGGCAGATACTAAACTTGATGCACTTGGAAATGCACCATTAAACCAGATTGAAAAGGATTCTAAAATACTTTTGTTGGATGAAGATGCGTTAGAGTTCTTTCAAACTCAGGTGTGGGAAAACGATGACCTTTATTCCAAATATCAGAAGAACAGCGAAGAAGAAAAGGCTTCTTCATGTGCGAGACTTCCTGAGTTAGCCTTAAAAATAGCTTGCTTGTGGGAATTAAGCCAAGACATAAACGCTGACACTATTTCTCTTGCTGGAGTAACTTCTGGATTCAAATTCGTGCGTGAAGTAAACCGAAGGCAGACCGCTAATACAGTCATGGTAAGCGATACGAAGTTTGGTGAAATTACAGACAAACTACTTAACATGATCAAGGATTCTTTAAACGAAATTGAACCAGAGGTGTATGGTGTAAAGATGATTGATGCTAAACGGCATCTCAGGAAGATCGTACACAGCGGGCAAAGTGTTGACGATGCTATCAGATATCTTCAAGATTGCGGTGAAATTTCAATCAGGAAAAGCAGAGATATAAATGGTGCGGGGGGAATGTATATTGTTATAAATGACCAATCACCTTCTCGATCCCAATCCGAGGGATCGACATTAAAGCCAAGTTAAACGCATCCGCAAGGTCAGGAGAGTGCTTGAGTCTACGCTTCATCATGTCTTTAGACTCTACCACTCTTCTGCCATTCGTATCTACAATGTATATGGGTGTGCGTAACTCTTCCATCATTCTTTCCCGCATATGCAGAGGAAGATGACCGATTGAAACCTTACCCTCCATAGCTAATTCTGCTGCCTCAAACCAAAGTGCGGATCTCATATTCGGGAACTCCCGCCACCTTGGAGCTTCGCCAGACGAATTAATACCGTAAAACATATAGTCACCCTTGTTATCAACCACACCACCCCCAACACCACCCTCATCAATAAGCACAGGGATTTTGTATTGCGATTGCCTTGGGTTTTCATACTTTTGGCAATACTCTTTAATCTTGTCCGAGAACTCTTTTGTAGACAATCCACGGTACTCCTTCGCATCTATGATGCAGCATCCATGCCTGACAACCAAGCACGATCTATCGTCACCGAACCTTGCAGGGTCAGCACCAATCTGAACCACCCAATCTTTGTTAAGCTGGATCGGATCAAGAATCTGCTTGAGGGCCAATGCACCCCATACTGAGTTGATCGCTTTACTAGGGTATCTTCCAAGAACTTGAATATCAAAAAGCGGATCTTCGACCATGTAGTTTTTATCATTGAAAGTAAAGTACCCTGGCTCAGATTCTTCACCTTCTCTAGCGGATCTACATTCGTTTTTGATGCGGTTCTCCACATACTCATAGTTAATAGCACCTGGCACAAGATCGGCCTTAAAAGCAACATTAGGATGATCTAAAGCAGACAGGTGGAACACTTTCCAGTCAGGTGAATTCTCAGCAAAATAAGCAGGGGATGAGGCATCGTATGGATTGAAAATGCAGAACCATAAACAATTCTCTTTGTTTGCGGAAAGCATCGATTCTGCTCGTTCCCAAAAGGTAGGTTCAATACCAGATGCTTCATCGAACAAGATGCACAAACCACCCGAAGAATGTCTACCTTGGAATGCATCAGCCTTCTGAGCGGTTAGACCTTGGATATAATGACTAGGCGATTTCTCCAACCGATTCGCCTTTGGCATCCAGTTTGGATCTCTTGGTCTAACCCTGCGTAGTTCCTTGAACACACCATCTTTAATTTGCTGGGCAACAGGTGCTGAAATTAATACTTCTGATGGTGTAAAGTGATCGTGAAACCAAGATGCAATAACAGCACACAGAAATGTTTTCCCTTGGTTATGGGCAGATCGAACCAGAATTTTTCTAGCACCATTGGCAACGGAATTAAATATTTCCATTTGCTGTGGAGTCAGGGTTATGTTGAGGTATTCGCAATACTCCCCTGGGTTTTTCGGAATCACTATAGTCTTCTGATTCTCCAGATTGACCCTCTTCACTTCCTGTATTTCTGACAATTTCCCCTGCAATGCTGGACTCAATAAGACCCTTTGCCATTTCTTTTGCAAGTTGTTTGTTGAGAAGTTTTTGGAGTTCTTGTTCATCATCTCGCTCCTTATTATTACGCTCGATTATCCATTGCATGGCTCGCCAATCCTCAGAACCATGTTCATGGATAACCTGTTGCATGGCTATAGTGGCCTGTGCTTTAGACTTAATCATCTCCTTCTTGTGCCAAGGCTCAAGATCCCTTTTGGAGATTCCAAAGGCTTTCATGGCTAATTTAAAGTCAATTCCACGCTGAATATTTTCCAGCATTTCGTAGAAACTATCGGAATCGATCATGATTTTGGAAACTCCTTACCCCCTGGAAACTCAACATTTTCGGGTGTTTCTGGATCGATCAACATTCTCATAAGTTCTAATGTCTCAGAGATATAGATCAAGCTTGCTGCTATTGACTGAGAAGGCTTATTTTGTTCGTAGGCAGCGATTGCTTCCACCATCCAATCTGCCCCAGCTTTGTTTAACATATTGCTTCCTTTTCAAAATAGGGTAAAATAGCTAACAGTATTCTAGCAAAAAGCAAGAGGAATTTCGATGGCAGATTTAGTAGGTGCTATAGAAAAACTTAAAAGACTATTAGAAGACCGAGCCAAGCGGGTTGGGAGAGCTACGAATACGAACCCAGCACCTGATCCAGACATTACCGCTACCAACCAGTCAATCATATACACACCGCCATCTGCATGGATGAAATCGCTTGAATATTTCCCAATGGCAAAAGCTCAGTCAGGTTCGGTTGTAATGCGAGCTAGAGGGCCAAATATTGGATACATCTATCCAAGGATAGGTAAGGCTACTTTCAACAAATGGGTGGCAAATAATTGGAGAGGTGGCTTTATCTATTGGTATGCAGCACCTTCGTTAAAAGATTATTCAATTATTGCAAGGAACGCTCGACCATTTAGAAGAGGCGGGTCAGGAAGACTTGGAATAGCTACAGTAGAAAAAAGAAAAGTAAGAGGAACTAGATATGACATGATACCAAAAAACATAAGAGTTAGAGGCAGGGCTTCAGCAATAATGGCAAAAAGAAACAAATGGAGATTATAA